CAATCTGTTCGGGGTGCATGTTGACACAATCTATGACTGGATGCATAAGCAGCCGGACTTCAAGGAAGCAATCTGTTCGGGTCGAGATTTATTCGACACGGAAAAGGTCGAACGCAAGCTGGTCGAGCTTGCGTTGGGCTATGAATACGAGGATATCGTTGCCGAAAAGGATGAAAAGACCGGACGTGTACGGGTCAAAAAGTATAAAAAGCAGCTTCCGCCCAATCCGGCAGCTATAATCTTTTATCTGAAAAATCGTCAGCCTGGACGGTGGAAGGACAAGATAGATAATCAAGTGTCGAGCGATTTGAAAATTGTTGTTGATTTACCGGATGATTTGAAGCCTGATTGATTATGAAAGTAATACTTTACGAAATTGATGACATAAAGCCTTACAAAGATAATCCCAGAAAAAACGAAAATGCTGTTGATGTGGTAGCGGAGTCCATAAAAAAGTATGGATTCCGGCAGCCGATAGTCATAGACAAAGACGGTGTTATTATTGCAGGACATACCCGCTGGCTGGCAGCACGGAAATTGGGGCTTAAAAAGGTGCCGGTCCATATCGCCTCCGATTTGACGCCGGAACAAACAAGAGCTTACCGGCTTATTGACAATCGGACAGCAGATTTCGCAGAATGGGATATAGAAAAACTTAAAACTGAACTGGATGCGTTAATAGATAATAAAGAATTAAATTTTTTATTAAAGAATTATGATTTTGATAAATTAATACAAAGCGAAAGTATTGAAAAACAAGATATTACAAAAGAAACTATTTATTCGCAAAAAATTGAAGTACCTGTATATAAACCGATGCAGGAAAATCCGCCAGCAATAAATGAACTTTATGATATTACTATCTATAAACAAAAATTAAAACAAATAGAAGAAACTGGCATTAAAGATAAAAAATTAATAGAATTTTTGCAATTAGCAGCAACTCGTTTTATAAAATTTAATTTCCAGAATATAGCAGAATATTATGCCCACCAGCCAGCAGAAGTCCAAGATATTATGGAAAAATTGGTTTTAGTAATTATTGATATAAAGAATGCAATAGCTAATGGAATGGTTGTGATACATAAAAAAATTAAAGATATAATGGCTGATGAAATCTTATCCGAAGATTTAGATGAATAAGTCTATGATAGATAATATATATAATCCAAATGATTTTTGTATTTTTATTATCTCATATCAGCGGGCAAATAATGTAAAAACATATAAAACTTTACAAAAATGTAATTGTAAATATCCTATATTTATTGTTGTTAGCGATGATGATACACAAATAAACCAGTATAAAAAGAATTTTAGCGAAAATAACCTCGTAATTTATTCAAAACGAGAATATATAGGTAAATTCGATTATATGGATAACCGGATAGATAAATTATCATCGGCGGCTTTTCCGAGAAACGCAGTATTTGATATAGCGAAAAAGTTAGGTTATCCATTTTTTTTAGTTTTAGATGATGACTATATAAATTTTTTATATCGGTATATGCAAAATAATAAATTAAGAGGAAAAATTTTACATAAAAGTTTAGATAAAATATTATATTTATATAAGGAAACTCTTAAAGCATTACCTAATATCCACAGTTTGGCAATGTCGCAGTCGGGTGATTTTATAAGCGGTAATATGACTCGCGCATTTAGTTACCGACGGCAACGTAAAATAATGAATGTATTTTTTTGTGCTACTGATAGGCGGTTTGAATTTTTTGGACGGCTTAATGAAGATGTAAATGTTTATACTAAATTAGGTAATATCGGTTATTTATTTTTAACTATTCCGGAAATAAGTATTGTACAACCAATAACACAGCATAATGAAGGTGGATTAACAAGTAGTTATCTGGAACTTGGAACCTATATAAAGACGTTTTATACATTATTAGCAATGCCATCGAGTGTAAAAATCGGTATAATTCAAGATACATTTTCCAGGATACACCATCAGGTAAATTGGAAATTTACAATTCCATATATATTGCCTGATGAAGTAAAAAAATATAAAAAATGATTTTAATACAAACAAGCGGTTTGTGTAAATTTATAAATGAATTATATTTTAAACTTATAAATAATAGGAGTCGGTATTTAATTTATTATGGCGGTGCGGGCTCTGGTAAGTCTGTAGCTGCAGCACAAAAGCAAATTATCCGCATTATCCAGGCATTTTATACTAAAAAGCCTGTCCGCCTCTTATGTATGCGTAAAACAACCCCAGCAGTTAGGAAAAGTGCATATGAAGAAATAAAATCGTTATTATATAAATGGTCATTATCCCAAATAGTAACGGAAAATAAAACTCGATTGCAACTGGTTTTTCCGGATTCATCCGAAATTTTATTTATGGGGCTGGACGACCCCGAAAAATTAAAGTCGATTCACGGGATAACATCAGTCTGGATGGAGGAAGCAACTGAATTCACATTAGACGATTTCCGGCAAATTGACCTGCGGCTGCGTGGCAAATCGAATCAGTATAAACAAATATTAATGACTTTTAATCCTATCAATGAACAGCATTGGATAAAAAAACAATTCTTTGATGATGATATACAAAAGGAAATTGAATCCGGAAAACAAATTGTTTCCAGGAAGTATACAGCCAATAGTGATATCACGATTGTACACTCGACTTATAAAGATAACCGTTTTATTGACCATGCTTATATCGAGCGTCTCGAACACTTAATAGAGGAAGACCAAAATTATTACAACATTTATACGCTCGGCAAGTGGGGCGTTTTAAGGGGGCGTATATTTGAAAATTACAGCACCGCTGAAACTGTACCGGATAAATATGATATTCGTTATTACGGGCTGGATTTTGGTTATTCAATCGACCCCGCAGCTTTTGTTGAGTGCCGGATAATCGGAAAAACACTATATGTCAAAGAGCATCTTTATCAGCCGAATCTGACAAACAAAGAGCTTGCCGACTTAATCCGGTCGATATTGGATGCCAATCAGGACAAAAACGGCCAGATTTTAGCTGACAGCTCCGAGCCGAAAAGCATCGCCGAATTGCGGCGCTATGGTTTGAATTGCCAGCCCGCCGTCAAAGGCCCAGACAGTGTTTTGTACGGTATTCAGAAAATGAAGCAGTATCAGATTATCATTGACCCTGAATCGACGAATATATTGAAAGAATTTGACGGCTACAAATGGGCCGAAGACAAATTCGGCAATCAGCTGAACAAGCCCGTCCAGTACAACGACCATACGATAGATGCAATCCGCTATGCCCTATCCCGCATCAATGCCGAGCCGGTGAAGTTTATAACGGAAGAAAAATATAAACAGAAGCGTCCGGATTATAACGAGGATTGGATGTGGGAGGAAATTTGATTTTATCGGTTGACAACACAGGTATTGTGTTAAAATAAAATTATGCTCAAACGGTTGAAAGACTTGTTCAAGCCGGCGGACGCACGGCCGGCGGTCTATACGATAGGAAACGAGCCCTTCTATTGGCGGTCAAGCGGACGTCCGGAAGATTTAATCCAGAAAGTAAAAAATTGGGTCTATGTCTGCATCAACCGCAATGCGGCGGCGTGTGCACAAACACCGCTGCGGCTGTATCAGACAAAAAAGCAGAACAAATACAAATCTCGGCCCGCAGACCGAAATGCTGTCCAGCGGATAGTATCAAAGGTATATCTGGATGCCGTTTCGGATATTGAAGAACTTGTCGAACATCCGCTGTTGGACATCCTGAAGCGGCCCAATCCGGTCAACAATCTGTACGAATTATTAAACATAACAGTCAGCTATTTGGAAGCCATCGGCAACGCTTTTTGGTATTTGGAAATAGAAAACAATCAAGTTTTGAATATCTGGCCGCTGTTATCGCAATTTGTTTCTATTCGAAAAATAGACAATGAAATTTATTACAAATATCAGCATGGCGGGAAACAAATGGAATTTACCGCCGAGCAGATAATGCACTTTAAGTATCCATCATTGACCGACCCCTATCTCGGCACAAGCCCGCTTCAAGCCTGCGAGCAGGCAGCCGATTTATACGATTTTATGAACCGTTCCGAAATCTCGTTGATGAAAAACGGCGGTATCCCAGACGCCGTCATCCAATTTCCGCCGGATGCGTTTATCAGCGAGGAAGAGGAGCGGCGGATATTGACCAAATACAAGCAGTTTCAAGGCCCGGACAGACGGGGCAAACTGTCTATATTAACCGGCGGAGCGGAAATCAAGCCGGTCGGATTTGCCCCTAAAGATATGAATTATCTGCAGGGCCGCAAATCGGCGGTCGAAGAGATATGCGGCGTATTCGGCGTGCCGCTGTCATTTGTTAAAATTCAGGAAATTAGTCGGGCCAATGCTTGGGCAAGCCTTGACCTTTGGGCACAGCAGGTCATCCGGCCTAAATTGGTTATGCTGGAAAACAAATTGAACGAACGGCTTGTCCCGTTATTTGACGATAGTCTGCTGCTGATGTTCGACAATCCCAGACCTCCGGACGAAGAATTTCGATTACGGCAGATTGAAACCCGCTTGCGGGTCAATTATACCAGTATTAACGAAGAGCGGGCAATCGACGGATTTCCGCCGGTCGAATGGGGCGAAACGCCGGTCAATCCGCTGTCCCAGATGATGCAGGCCGAAACACCGATACCCGATGAGAAAGCCGAAAAATCGTATCGGCCTGCAGAGCCGCCGCAGTACAAGGAAAATGCCATCCTAATAACGCATCTGGTGCTTTACTACAAAGAGATGATAGCAGAAGTTGGGCGAAAGTTAAGGAAACTCGAAGAAAAGGCTGTCGCTAATGATGTTGTCAGCACGGTCTTTGATAACAAACATTGGACCAAACGGCTGGAAGAAACCTTAACGCCGTTTACAAGGGGCATTATGATAAATCGAATGATTGAAGAGATGTCCAAAATCAAGCCAGACGGCGTGATAAATGCCAGCAGTCCGGAAGTGCGGCGAGCCCTTGAAAAGCGAAAAGGAAAAATTGCTACCCTCGTGTCCAACAGCGAGAGGAAAATCCGCAAGCTTATCGAGCAGGGCATCAATGAGGGTATGGGAGCGGCAAAAATTGCCGACTTGATAAAGGACAATTTCAACACATTGGCCGATGCCGAGCGTGTGGCACGGTCAGAAACCATCTGGGCACATAACGAAGGCATCGAACAGGCGTGGAAGCAGTCCGGCGTTGTCGCTTATAAAGTCTGGGACAGCTCCGGCGATGACAGAAGCTGTCCATTCTGCAGGTCGATGCATGGCAAGAAGGTAAGTTTGGACAGCGATTTTATCCAAAAAGGTGATACATTAACCGTCAAAGATACGGATATCGAGCTGGATTATGAAAATATTGCACATCCGCCGCTGCATCCAAATTGCCGATGTGCTATTGTACCGGTAATCAAAGAATGATGACTTATCAAAACAAAATGCTAAAGCGTTATAAAAAAAAGAGGTGCAAAAATGCCAGTACCCAATCCAAACGAAAGCCGAGATGAATTCATAGCCCGCTGTATTCCGCAAGTCCTTGAAGACGGGACTGCCAAGACGCCCGAACAGGCAGCGGCAATCTGTCATTCTATATTTGACGGCAAAGACTTCGAGCATATCCAGATAGACAAGCCGAAAAAACAGCAATCTTTCGGAATCTGCAAGGCCGATGATGTCGATGAGGATGAACGCACACTGATTGCAACCATCTCGACGGATACGATTGACCGGAGCGGCGAAATCGTCAAGCCGGAAGGAGCCGAGTTTGCCCACTATACGAAAAATCCGATTGTCCTTTGGCAGCACAATCCAGATGAACCCATCGGCAAAGCGCTCTGGATTAAGAGAAATGCCAAGCAGATAATTGCTAAAATCCGATTTGCCGCAACCGAAAAGGCGTCCGATATTTTTGAATTATTTAAGGGCGGCTTTTTGAATGCCTTTTCTATCGGATTTATTTCAAAACAGGGACACATTCCGACGCCCGATGAAATCCGCACCAATCCGATACTATCGAATGCCCGCTATATCCACGACCGGTGGGAATTGTTGGAATTCAGCGGGGTTGCCATCCCATCCAATCCGGAAGCCTTGCAGCTTGCGTACAAAAATCACAGCTTGACGCTTTCCGAAAAATTGTATAATGAATTTAATCTGCATAAAATTGAAGACAAAGAGGAAGAGCTGATTTTAGATATTCGGGAATTCTATCCGGATATCAAGGAAATCGAAATTATAAAATAGACATATATAGACATATCAGGCCGCTTGCATCAGAGACATCAGGTTTGTCCGGAGATGTTAGACGAATAAGCGCTGGAGATATGAAGCGTGAATAAATCGTCAACTATTTTTTTAAGGACAAACCAAAATGTTAGTAAGACTTATCAAAGAATGGAACAGCGGGGCAAAGAATTATCCCGTTGGTCAACTATTGGAAATTCCCGCCGAAAAAGCAAAATCTCTAATAGATAGCGCCGTTGCTGAAATCTACGAGCCGCAGCAAGCCGATATTGTTGCCGAAAGCTCGGTGAAGAATGAAGCTCAATATTCGCTGACCGAAGACCTGATTCGGCTTATCGATGAAAAGATTAAAGAACAGGTACAAAATTATGTCCGAAAGAATTCGTCCTTTCATCAGACATCGGAGAGCAGCGATTTTGAGAAGACGGGCGGATTTAAGTCTATCGGGCATTTGGCACACGAAGTCTATCGTGCTTCCGTAAGCCGGTCTATGCCGGAAACTTTGGGCAAATGGACTAACTATCTGAATACCAAAGCTTCCGGAATGCAGGAGTCGGTCGGCAGCGACGGCGGTTATCTTGTGCCCACTGCATATCGAAACGAATTGATGAGAGTAGCTGTCGAAAATTCCGTTTTGCTTGGCCGAGTCACTCGAATCCCAATGGAAACCAATTCGGTCAAAATCCCAACAATCGATGAGACTTCTCGGGCGTCCAGCGTGTACGGCGGTATCGTAGTTTACAGGCCCACCGAAGGCGGAACGATTACCGGTAGCAAGCCGAAAATCGGCAGCGTCCAGCTGAATCTTAACAAATTGGCCGCTATGGCGTATGTATCCAGCGAGCTATTGGAAGATAGCCCGATATCAATCGAGCCGCTGTTTGCTACAACCTTCGGCGAGGCGATTGGCTTCCAAATTGATGAAGATATCATCAACGGGACTGGTGTCGGCCAGCCGTTGGGCATTCTCAACTCGCCAAGCTTGATATCGGTGGCCAAAGAAACCGGCCAGGCAGCGGCGACAATTGTGGCCGAAAACATTTTGAAAATGTGGTCAAGGATGCTTCCGGCCTGCCAAAAGAATGCTATCTGGATTGCCAATAACGATACTTTTGAGCAATTGGCTTCGCTGTCGCTTCCAGTCGGCACGGGCGGTATTCCGGCCGGCTTGCTTCAAATGTCAACAAACGGCTTAACCGGCACGCCGCAGCAGACATTGATAAACAAGCCGCTTTTCCTGACCGAGCATGCCCAGACGCTTGGTACGGTCGGCGATATCATCTGCATCGACCCGACCCAGTATCTATTCGGCGAAAAGGCCGGCGGGGCTATTCAGGCGGCTACCAGCATCCATATCAAGTTTGTTGAGGATGAAGTCGCTTTCCGGTTTACCCTCCGATACGACGGCCAGCCCTGGATGAAGTCGGCGATTACACCGAAACACGGTTCGAACACTTTAAGTGCCTTCGTTGCTTTGGCCACGAGAAGCTAAAATTTAATAAGGAGTTATGAATATGGTACAAGACAAAATCAAGTTCGTAGAAGCCATACCGCCGGCTAATTATTCAGGTGCGGCCGGTACAGGCAATTACATTTCCTTGAAGAATTATCGCAAATGTGCTATCGTAATCAACACGGGAGCTTGGGCTGGCGGCACGGCTGCCGTCACGGTCAATAAGGCTACCGATGTATCCGGAACAGGTGCAACGGCTGCTTCTTTTTCGTATATGTACACCAACGACGGAGCAGCGACCGGTTCACTGTTGACAAAGACGGCCGTAACCAGCAATACGTTCAATCTGGACACGGCCAATTCAATGTATGTTATCGAGATTGACGCCGCTTCACTGGGTGATTATGACTGTATCCAGCTTGCGGTTGCATCGCCAGGCGCTAATAATGATTATTACAGCGCCACTTATGTATTGAGTGAACCGAGATTCAAGGATGATTACGATACCGTTGAACCATTAACAGACTAAACTGAAAAATCGGATTGAGCGGGCGGTCTCCAACGGCTGCCCGCTTTCCAAAATTTGAAAGGAAAATCCTATGGCAACAAAATCAATTTGGAAATCAAAGAATTTAATTATTTACGACGACCGGTATCCTTCTATCTTGTCCAGCCTTTGGAAGGATTGCCCACTTCTTGCGTGGTATAATGACCCGACTATTGGGACATATTTATTTGAAGACTTTAATAATTATCACGCTGCCACTCTGGCTGGATATACTGCAACGCAGGCGACCAGCGGAACATTTACGCTCGGCGACGAAGAATATGGCACGGCCGTTCTAAACGCTGGTGCTTCTACCCAACATCAGGGCATCAATGTCCAGAAAAAGGGATTGATGGTCAAGCCGGCGGCCGGCAAGACAATCTGGTTTGAATGCCGGTTCAAAGCTGCCAATCCAACCAAACTGCAGGGTTTTATCGGATTGGCTTCGACCGATACGACCTTGATGCCGTCCGGTGTAATGGACAGCAGCAATTCCGAATACATCGGGGCAGGTTCACCTACAACTGCTGCAGGTGTGGCGAAATTATACGGCTGCAAGGAAACGACCGAAGGCACAGTGAATTCGATATTCACCTTCGGGACGTCATACATAACATTTGCGATGAAGATTGATGGCATATCCAATGTTTATTACTCGGTCGATAATGTGGTTGGTTCAAACACGCTGGGGACAAGTTATATACCGACCAACGCTTTGACACCGTCTTTTATCTGCCAATCAGACGGAGTAAGCCAGCCGACATTGACCATTGACTATTACCGAGTCTTTCAACTGAGATGATTAACGCAAAGGGACAATTAATGTTGACGCCAGAAGAAGAAGCAAAAATCGAACTGATTGTCACTCGTGCAATTGCGGCATACAGCCAGCAGGTCGAAAAAATGATAGAATCCAGAATTTCAGTTCACGAGAAGACTTGCGAAGCGGCCGAACAATTTCGTATAATGAAAGCAAAATTTATAGGATTGCTGGTCGGCGTATGTTTATCATCTGCTGGTGTCGGCGGCGCCGTATCAGCTATTATGTCGGTATTTATGAGATGAAGACTTATTCTTCTCATCTTTCCCTTTCCTCCGGCAGCAGGCAGGTCTTGCTTGCCGCCTGCCTGCTGTTTTTTGGGGGGTTGATAAAATCAGATGTCCCGATGCGTGGGACATTCCAACTGTGGCATTTCAACGATAATCAGTCTTTGTACATTACCTGCAATCCGGATGATATCCGCTATATCAATCTGCAAAGATGGCGATGGATTATGCCGGAATCGGAATACCGGCGGATGACACATCGGGAATGCTTAATGTTTATGTCCGAACACTGGTTGGACCAAACCTTCGGCTTTCGGTTGGAAGATTTTGCTGCCTTAAGCCGGCATTGGTCGGGGCATACACCGTATCAGGAAGAACCGACTGAACCGGTAATCGGGATTGTCTGCTTTACGGTGGGCGGCAAACATCACTTGTATGCTGATTGTCGGTATATAGCAAACAAGGAATCGTCGCCCTGCTTGTGCGATGAAGTAAATATCTGTTTGGTATGTACAGCCAGACGGCTGAGTGAATTGGACACTGGCACAATTACGGGCAAAGGTCAGGGAGCTTACGGGTCAGCGTTCTACTTCGCAGCTATCGGCCTTTCGTTCCGTGCCGAGCTTTTAAGAAAGGATTATTATGCGTAGAATTATTGGAATATTATTTGTTTTGATGCTGGCAGCGTCAGTCGGTGCCACTGGAGGTTATGGCGGGTTGTACGTTGATAACCGCGTTCCCGGCATGGACCTGCTGCG